AGCTTCTTCCGTTTAGCCGCCAGCCATCGCTGGTAACTGCCAAACCCGCGCTCTTGGTCTATGTATTGCGGGCCCATTGCCGCCAGCCGCGCCGTTCGAGCGCGTCATCCAGAAAGGAGCATCACCGGCCGGATCGACCGCGATCACGTCGAGGCAGCAGCAGTCGTCCGAGCCGTCCTCGGCGGTGGCCTCGGGTGGATAGATCTGCAACAGAACAAGCATGGCTTCACCGGAATGCCGCAGCGCGCGTAGTCGAGTGCGGCTTCGGGCACGGTGGGAACGGCTTGCGCTTGCGGGCTCATTACGGCCTCCAAAAAACTCTAGGCGTGGTGTACCTTCCGTTCTCGAGCCGCACCAATGCCGCGCGGCGGAGCCTTTCCGCGTCAGCGAGTGAGTGAAAGCGCAGGGCGTAATAAAAGGCTTTTGCTTCACCCTCGGTGATGAAGCCGGACATAGTCTCATCACCTACAACCTCGCTCTCAACAACGACCCAAAGGGTGTGCTGACCGTCAAAACCTTCAACGATTTTCATAACGTCAAGGCCTTCAACGACATTCATGACGCGGCCTTCGCGTGGGCTCATGTGATCCTCCCGCCGAGGTATTGAACAAAGAGATCGAACAGGAACTTGCCCTGCTTTTGGGTCGGCTCGATCTGCTGACGGGCGTAGAACGCCATCTTGTGAATGAACTCGTGCTTGTCAGGAGGAATGCGATTGATCTGGCGCTCTGCAAACAGCGCCACCTCGCTGAACTCGAGCTTGCCGTCAGGACGGAACCTCGTCTCTGCCGCTCTAACTCCCTCGGCGTAACCGACGGCGCGCGCGTTCTCGATTTCGCTCTCGATCTTCTGCCTGTCGGTATCGCTTAGTCCGCCACCGTTCTTGACCTGTGCGGCGAGCGCGTGAATGTCGGTCCCACATGACGCTAGTAAGCGCAGGATAGCGTGCACGGTAGCAACCTTCTCACCATCGCTGCTCGAGGACAGCCGGGGAATAATGAGGCCAAGCTTGGCGGCGACTTCGGCCGGGAGCGCCACGGGTTTACCTCCAGCACCGTTCCTTGTGCGGACACTGCTTGCAGGGAAATTTCTCGGGATCATCGAACCCGCGCGGGAGCAGCTCGCTAGCACGCGTTGCTGTGATGATATTGGCGGCACGGTCGGACCACAGCTGCGTCCGCTCAGCATCGAACGGAACGAAGAAGTGCAGCCACTCACAGGTGTCGGCGTTCGTGATTGTGAACAGCGCGGGATTGGTGACGTTCAGATACGCCTGATAGAGCGCAACCTGTACGAGGTAGTTCGAGTGTTTCTTTTCGAGTCCGTCGCGCTCGATCTCACGATAGCTCGTGGCCTTCAAACATTTATGTTCCCAGATCAGCGGGTAGATCACGTAAGCGCCAAGCAAATTGGGACCGTGGATGATGATTCCGTCCGCGTGCCCGCGCAGCGCGCCCCCGACCGCGGTGAATTTCCACATCTCCCGCGGCGCGAACCTAAAGCCAGCCGCAATAAGATGCTGACGCATGCGCTCTTCGAAATAGTGTCCGCGCTCGAACCTCTCGCGATCCTGAGCCGGGACTTCCGAGCGGCACCACCATTCGTATTGAATGCGACGCAAGCATTCGTGCCCGAGGATTGACGCGCCCAGATATTGCTCGCGTGGCCGCTCCATCGCCGGCGCGACGACACGCCCGAGCGCGTCATTGATCGCGGTATTGATCGGTTCGATCGACAGATTGGCGCGGTTGAGATTAAGCACGGCGCACTCCACGGCGGCGGCGGCGTCCGCGATAGGGGTTCAGTGCGGGAACGCGTGCGTAGAGCTCTTCGTCGCCCCTGAAGAGAATCCCTTTGCAATCGTTGGGAACGGGAACAAACAAGTTCTGAGACATGTGGAGGCAGAATTCTGGGGCCCCGCGATTTCCGCCGCTTTCCTGCGCATGTACTCCCGCAAGAGATCATTGTCGTCGGCGTCGAGCAGGATCGTCACCCGCTCCGCATGGTTCTGGCGATTGAAGCCATCAATTCGGTACGTGGTCATCGCATCCTCCCTAAATCCCGATCTCGTCGTTGAACTCGTCGGGCGTCATCAATGGCCCGCCCGCCGCAGCATTGGCCTGGCGCGCAATCATGCTCGCGCTCGATTTGCGGGTGATGCCCTTGTCGCTCAGGTCGCGCGCGATCATCGCTTTGCGAATGAGCGACATGGCCTTGAGCAGAAACTCGATGATGTCCTCGCGCGGCCATTGCGCGAGCGGTTTTGACCAGTCGAGACTGGAGCAACTATCAGCGAGCTCGGGCAAGATCGCCGCGACCGCGCCGGCGTCCCATGGTTGCGGGTCGAGCGCCACCATCCTGATGGTACGCTCAGCGTCGAGCTGTTCTGCCGCAGCTTGCTGAGCTCGCACGCCGATCCAGGCGAACAAGATCGCGGCGACGATCCAGCCCCATTCAGCATCGCTGAGCCGTCCGATCGGCGTGCCGGGCGGAATGGGGCCGTCCATCTGAACGACCCCACGCGCAGCCTCGATAGCGGCAGCGACAGCTTGCCGCTGCCACGCGTCTTCGAGCGCGGAGAGCGAAACTTCTCCGACCTGGTGGATTTTCTTTTTCACGACGCCCACCCCGGCCGCTCGACGGGAGGCGCCGTAGGAGTAGAGGGCGTGGACGACGAAGCTCCACCGCCGCCGTTAAACGGGGGTGACTGCTCGACCGCATGCCATCCGGTTTTGTCCTTCGTGATGACGCTAGCGAGGACGTTCTTGTCCGGATAATTTCCGCTGCCGTCGTTCTTGGGGCCGCCCTTCTCGACGCCGATCTTGGCGATGAAGTTCATGCCCTCGAACTGCTTGATGCTGACGGTGCGAGCCGCGCGTGCCTCCGCGCTCACGTCGTTGGGCATGAGACCGAGCGCGCTATCGATGATGGCCTTGAGCACGCCAATATTGCTGGCCGCCATCTTCTTCTGGCCGTCAGTGGTGCCGACGAGGAGCAAGTTGTTCCAGAACTTGCGTCCCTTGTAGGTCCCGTCGAGAAGGGTGAACTCGAGTTCGAGCATCTCGGCGTCGCCGGCCTTGCTGCGCTTGAGCATCCCGTCCTCGCCGACGCCGCCCGGTCGGATGTGAGTGGAAACGGTTGCGACTGTGCCGTCTGGGATCAAATCAAACGACGGCGCGGGCGCGTCGGTGTAGTCGTAGAGCATTTGATGCCTCCTCTAGATTTGAGCGGATTGCTCGGATGAAACGACAGGGAAAGGTTTGCGCTGTCCGGGTCCGGTGAGCTTCTCGATCAGCGCGCCGAGGTTCGGCGTTTCAATTTGCTCGAGCCGTCCGGAGCGATCCTTTGCGGGGAAACTCCACGGATTTGGATTAGTACAAACGAACGCGCGGACGGGCTTGCGATCGCCAAAGTCGATCCAATTCATCGTGACGATTTGATCGACAATCGCTGGCAGCTCGCGTGGGATTTTCGATCCTTCTATTTGCGGCTGCCAGGTCGCGACGTTGAGCTCGTCGATGCGCCGCTCGAGCACCGCCACGAACACGACGGTGCGCATGCGCGCGTGCTGCAGCTGGTTCAGCCAGCCAAGCGCGCTGCGAGCGTGCAGTCCGTAAATCGCGCGCAGGTCCTTGCGGCCGCGATCAGTGAACGCTTCTGGCTGTTGCTCCGCCCCGGTAAAACAAAGCCGACCGGCCGCGGTCAGGCTGTCGATGAAAAGGATCTGATAGCCCGTGAGCTGCGCGAGCTCGGGGTTCTTCATCACCTCGTTGAAATGGGCCTCGCTGTAAGCGACGTTCGCCGGTAGCGCCGGATTAAAGCCACCGAGGACACAGGCGAGGTCGCGGCATTCGTTCCATGTCCGCGGCCGCACACTCGCAACCGGAAGGTCGGACACCGCGATATCGCCGGCCTCGATATCGACAAATAGGGTCGAGGCCAGCATTGCCGGAGGCATGGTGCGCAAAAGCGAGGTCTTGCCAACGCCGGAGGGGCCGACGATCAGGATTTTGGCGCCGCTCTTTTCGCTGAGCCTCTGATCCGCGGTGATAATCTTCACGCTCCGCTCCCTATCCGAAGATGCTTGCGGATAATCGTTCGGAGATTTCTCTCGAATGCCCGGCTCACGTGATTACCGCGATGGACACGAACGAGACCGCCGCCATTGAAGTCGTTGAAGTGCACTTCTGTGTGCCGACCGGCCTGGTAAATCCGATCCACCTCAAAGCCGGCCGCGCGCAACGAAATGATGGCGTGTCGAAGCGGCGCGCGCATTA